CACGACCCCGCCGGGACTGGACCCTCAGCGGCATAGCAACTACCGAACCACTAGGCCGCCGATATGGCCGGCGGCCTGGTGGCTAGGGACAGCCCATCTCTTAGTCGCAGTAAGCACCTGCGACCCACGCCAGCGACAAGCGACACCGCAACCACAAGCGACAAGCGACAACAGAGCAAGGAGCCCAGCGCACACCGCCCGCAAACTACGCAGACGCCATGCACAGGGCGCTAACACCTCCGCCCCACAACCTGAGCAACCGACCTCAGGCTGTGCCCCGGAACCCCACCCCCGGTGCGGGGGGCTCGGTCCACCTTACGGTGTACCTCCTCCCCCAAAGCCTTGCTTGCGCCAGCACAAAAGAGACCCGGCAACGCAGCCCTCCCCCACAACCCTGACTTCCTAAACTACAAAGAGACCCGACAGAGCAACCCTCACCCAGACGCATCCAGGTTTACCCGACACTGCTTCACCATTGCCAGGCTCACAGCCTGGCTCACATGCTCACCCGTGGGGGGAGGCAAGGCATGTGTGCTTGGGTGGTACCGGTATGCCCGCGTCACTGCCTTGTACGTCTCGACAACATCCGCGATGCTCGGCCAGTAACTGGAGGTATCAGTCAACCTCTCGATGCTCTCGACTACAGCGTTGTAATCATCGAAGCCACCGAGCCGTTTCCTCCACACCTCAAGCGTTGGTTCGCTCACCTTCTGGTTCCAGATCGACGACAGAAGAAACAGGATTCGTCGTGTCTCCTCGTCAGTCACCGTTGCGCTCCTTCTCTGCCCCAGTCGGTCGGCTATAACACAACTCGCATGGCAGCCCACGCTGGTACCGCGGCGCGCCGTTGCAGATGGGGCACTTCACCACGTCAGTCATGGTACGCCTGCACCATGACCGCCATGTATTCCCGCTGCCGTTCGTTGTAATCAGTCCGTCGAACGTGGGCCTTCATGCCCTCACCCTTCGCACGCCGGCGAAAGTAATGAGCGAACTCTTGCAACGAGATCGAACCGATGTCGTCCAAGTAAATCTTGCGGCACTCCCCATCGAGCCACGTCTCCCACGGGTACTGGTTGTTACGTCCAGGCGACGGGAACTCATAGTCAGGACAAAGATCAGCCATCGGCTTTCCTCCCATAACGACGCCAGGTTTCTGACGACAGGTCTCGGATGGTGCTGAGATCAACACCTAGCATTCGGGATCTCTGCCGCGGAGTCGTGCCACCCCAGATGCCGTACGGCTCACGCCGAGCCAACGCATCGGTAAGACAGTCCTCCTTGACAGGGCAGGCAGCACACACAGCGAGCGGCACAGCCAGCCGTACCGAACTGGGACGCCCAGGTTCATCTGTATAAAACAACTCCGTCTGTCCCTTACACAAAGCCTTCCGGTACCAGCCCGGCGTCGGGTCTGTCCCCACGGGACTACATCGGCTCCCAACCGATTGGGCCTGAGCCGTTCTCGGATTGGGAGTCATGGTCCTCGTCCATGTGGAGTGCCATCTGAAGGAACAACTGGGATAGTTGAGCGAGGCTGCCTCGGGTAATAGACAAGGCCGTATCGCACATCTCCGTGAGTCTGCGGTCCTGGTCCCAGTCGCCACGCCCAAAGAACAAGATGATTTCCTTGTTGTCCGGGTCATCGAACCGCACCCCCAGGAACCGCGAGTCGTCCCGATTGGATGGCACAACGATCGCGTCGTCGAACCAGGTAGTTACGTCGATCATCCACTGACCTTACCTTCCTAGTCCCTGCTCGCCGAGTATGGATCGCTGCGTGTCCGTCAACCGATAGTCGCTAACAGCAGCATTCTTCCTGGTCGCCATGTCCAACGCCGTATCCCAGGCTGCTTGGCTGATGACCTCCCGCCCCAGGTACACGACACCCAGAGCAGCAATGATTATCTCAGGTTCGAAGCCAGCCTCGATCGCCTCACGAACTCGGTGAGCAAAGACTTTCCTCTTCCGATCCGTCCAGATGATCGGCCTGGTTTCCGGCACCGACCGCCACGCTTCGACCAGCCGGTCAGCCTGAGCAGACGGCGAAGTCGAGAGGTAAGCGGGGTCATTGAATAGGGCGACAGCCTTGTTCTTCACATGCCCTCCGATACACACGTTCCAGCAACTTGATCTCCTCGATGAGTTCCCGCTTCGTTCGGAACCACCTCAGCACACCCGGCGTTCTCACGGGAGTACCTCCACGAACTGGTCCAACGACATCACGACGTAAGCCCGGCCAACCGAATCGTTACGGCGCTTGACAATGACAGCACCGAAAGGGACACGGGCGTTCACCGCTTCGATCTCTGCCTCACGCACAAACGCCCCGAGTTTCTTCGACCAGTCCTGCACGGCTTTGCATTCAAGCGCCCAGTCAGGGACACCCACGATGTCGCCACGATCCAATGCACCGAACTGTGCCCGACGCTCCACCGCATACGGCTTACGCTCCGCGATGAACTCCACCACCTCACGCTCGAACCGGGTGCCCTTCTGTTTGTTCGCCGACGACGACACTAGAAGGGCTCTTCATCGGTGGAAGCCCGAGCGTCCTGGACCATCTCATCCTGCCGGCTCACCGCTTCACGCTTCACATCGTCCGACTGGAACGTGCTGTTCTGTGCCACCGTTGTCTTGGCTGTCGCATACCGCAGCGACGGGCCAACCATGTCGCCGATAATCTTCAGCGACTTCCGTTCCTCACCGTCACGCTTCGTAAACGATTCCTCCTGAAGGACACCCGTGAAGAGCACCGAGTCCCCCTTCCCAAACGATTCCGCTGCGTTCTCTGCGAGTTCACCCCACAAGGTCAGGTCAATAAAGAACCGCTCGTTCGGCCCGTCGTTCACCTTCTTCGAGAACACTGACAGTCGCAGGTTGATGACCGCCCGCCCCGACTGGACGTACCGAAGCGTCATGTCCTGACAGATGTTGCCATCACCACTCACTCGGATCATTACTTTGCTTCTCCTTCTGCCGGCGCTGCCGCCGGCGTTTCGATCAGGTCCAACGCACGGTCAATCTTCTCCACGTCCTCGTGGGAACGGATGTCCGCCCGGCTCTTCACGGGCCGGCCCAACGCCTCCGTTGCCAGCGACCTCAACTCACTGTCGCTACGACCCAACGCCTTGTTCCGTACAGCAACCACCTTGATCGCTGCTGCCACTGCCAGGTCAACCGGGGAGGCGGGGGCATCGGAAGCAGGTGGAGGGGCACCCGCCCCCGAACCGCCCTTGTTAGAGCGAGAGACATTGACTGTCTCTGCCCCCGCGAAGGTCATGCCAAGTTCGTCATCCTTGATCCACAATGCCAGCGCCAACCCAAAGCGCATGGCTGCATTCCGGATCGCATCACCGATGAGTTCCTTGACCTTCTCTGTTTTCCTAGCCTCAACAGAACCGTAGCCCGGAAGGCTCTTGCCGTGAAGGGTCAGCACAATCCACAGCCCGACCGGCTCCCCGTTCTTATCGAGATCAAACTTCGGCAACCCATTCTCATCCTGGGCCATCGGCCTCCAATGCCACAACGGGTCAGCCTCGATCAGCGCACGAGTCGCGTTGCCATGCCCAAGGAAATCCAGGGTCGTACCACCCCGACTCATCTGCCCGATCAGGGCCTTCGGCGGTTGAAACCACTTCTCGTGGAACGCCCGCAGTTGATCGCTCGCCTCAGCGTGCTGTTCTTTCTCACTCATCGTCAGCCTCCTTGAATGCTTCATGGACTTCATCGTATGGACGGTCGTAATCGGGCTCGTCCTTCGCCCGCTGCATCAGCATGTCAGCGTACGCATCCCCCGCTATGCCGACATCACACTGAGCGCAGCCTTCGCCGTCACAAGCAGCGCATAGTTCTGGCTCCTCGGGTGGCTCGTAGTAGGAATCCGTGTTTACATCCACCACAGAAACCCCACTAGGAATCCAAGCCAGATCCCCACACCCAACCCCAGCAATAGTCGATCGAACTTCCTCATAGTCTCCTCATTCCGCATTGGCTATATCCAGAGCAGAGCCACACGCATGGCAGCAGTTGTCATACAACTCCACTATCCGCAGCCCAATGAAATGTCTCACACACGACGGGCACTTCACGAACCGGCGGTCCCTACCATCAGCATCCGATCGCATCAGCCCGCCCCCTCCGCTGCCAGGATCGCTTCCTTAGACCCCGGCTTACACGCCCGCTTCTCCTTCAACGTGTGGTTCACGATGTCTCTCCCGCACACACACAGGTTGCTTGGCGCTTCCGAGAACCGCCGCTCTGCTGTCCGAGTGTTGAACGTGAAGCCGTCAATCCCCATCAGCCGATGACCTGCCGCCAGCGACCATCAAAGACGTGAGGGGCACCGGCATAACCGGACGCCCAATCACACACCACCTCCCAGGTCTGATCCCCGACCAGCCACCCCGAGTAATACAGTTCGCCATCATCGTCCCTGACGTGCCACCGCTTCGCACCGGGGGTGGCCTTCGTGATGGTCGGGACCGGGCCTACCCTCTGCGACGGAGGCTCCACGTCCAGAAGATCACACCACGTCTGGCCTTCCGCTTCCGTACCGATGTGATCTATCTCCACCGTGAACGCATCAAGCATCGGTGGACCCCCAGTTCTGCTGCACATGGATCGGCGCATTGACCAGACCCACACGATCAGACGGCATCACCGAGCACACCCGGTTCCATCGACAGAAGCGACACTGCCACGGCTGCCCCCTCTTGTCCCCATACCCAGGGGGGGCATCCACCCGGCCAAACCCTGGGATGTCCCGTGGTGGGATGATGTCGTTCTTGACCAGATCCCCGATCTCCTTCAACCGTTCGAGTTCCTCAGTCACCAACTCGCGCAACGTGCTGGCACCCAGTGGCCCGAACTCATCCCCGTAGTGTTCATCCAACGGGACCCGGTATTCGATGATCTCACCCTGACGGAGTTTGTCCCGGAAACTGGATTCCTTGAACACATACACCATGTGGACACCGACGCAACCTTCGAGCCCCACTGCATAGATGCCGGCCTGAACCAGGTCGTCAATCCGTGGCCCCTCATCCCTCACCAACTTCGACGGGAAAGCATTGACCGTCTTGATTTCCAGGGCGTACACGTCCTTGCCCTCTGGGAGCCGGCCGTCGATGTGGCCTGACAAGTCGTAACCCAACGGTCGCAGGTCAACAGGAACCTCCGACTCGAACCCGGTTACAAGATTCGCCAGCGCATCCTGGATCTTCTCGTGGACGATGCGCCCAAGCAGGAAGTTGATGAGCGTTTCGAGGCTGATGTCCTCAGTCTCAGGGACGCCGGCAATCGAGAACCCCAACTGCCGGGCACACTTCCGGGAGTAACTCCCCCGCAAGGCAGTACCGAAGGCAGTCGGACGACCGCCTTCCTCCGTGTTCTCGTGACGCATGTACGTCTCAAGAATCGTGGCAACAAAACCGTGCTCGTCCGTGGGTGCGGTGTCCATGCTCGTCCCTCCTCAGGGCTAGGCGACACCGCAATCGTACCCCAGGTTCCCCCACCTACGCAAGTCAGTCCACTAGGGAAGCCGTCCCTGCCGTGCCGTATGACTTCGCCAACATGGCTTTCAGCATCGACAGCACAGCGGCACCAGCCGCGACCAAAGCCGCTTCAGTGGTAGCCATATCCGTGAGAACGAACACAGATAGAAACGCCTGGACTGCCGTGGCAGCCAACCTCTCGAACGTGTCCCGTTTGAATGTCATGTCCAGTTCTCCTTAGGGTGTCGTACAAAGATGGGTGCCTGGATGGATGGTCCATGCTCTGGTGTGCAAACAAGGAACGCCTGCTGCGGTTCCTCGTCAGGGAAGTTCATCAGCCGGCTGAACTCATCCGGTCCCTTGAGACTGCCGTTGCATACAAACCCCGAAGTCGGAGCCAGTATCAGCGTGTGGAAATGGCCGAGCATTAGCAGGTCGAACTCTGTGTTGACCCGCTTCTTCGCCTTGAACCTGAACAGCGGAGCGAACAAACCACCCAACCCCCCGCCGCCACCACTGACCTGATCGCCATGAGTCAACAGGATCTTCGTGTCGTAAATCTCGAATAAACAATCGGCGCTTTCCGGGATGTCCCAGGTGATCCGGTCATCGGCAGCAAGGTGGTTGGCGATCATCGTGCAGAGCAACCAGTCGAGGTTGGTCTTGACACGCAACTTCATCCGGGGCTTACGAGTTGTCCGCCCGTGGTTACCCACCACGCATGGCACATGCACCTTGCCGAAGTGGTCAGCCAAAACTCGGAGAGCACCAGCCAGTATCGGTGCCCAATACACGACGGTATCGAGGCTGGTTGTTTCGTTGGTCTCCGCGAGTTCCTCATGGATGTCGCCAGAGATCAGATCGCCACCCAGGCAGACGACTGCCCCGTCGATCGTGATGCCGGCAACGTAGTCCCGAGACATCTCCAACACCTTCTCGGTCCAGCGTTCAAGCCGTTGCTCTGCGATCTTCCTGTTGTACGCATTCGCATGGCCGATCTCGGCAGGCTCCACAACCTCGTCGAGGTGCAGGTCCGAGAGCATGACGAGCACAGTGGCTGTCGATTTCTTCGGGCGCTTAGGGGTAAGCCAGGTCGGGGGTTTACCCATTGGTCTCTCGAACAGTTCAAGCCGGGCTCGGAGCGACGCTTCGCAATCACGGAGTTGGCTGAGTTGTTTGCGGGCTATCGCTAGTTCCGTCTTGGCTTTAGCGTGGGCACGTTCGACGCGGCCTAGCCGGTCGAGCACGGCGACTTGATCGTCGTGCTCCTCAAGCGTCGGCAAGTTTGTTTCGGCTCGTCGTCAGCACTTCGCATTTCTTAGGGGTCGCACCCTCATACCCGAGGGTCAACAACCAGTCAGCCACGATCGTTGGCCCAGCCTTAGACCCCATGATCTCGTCCACTATCTCAGCCGGGAGAGAATCCACCCACCGCCCTGGAGACTTCCGGGTCAGCATGTAAGTGCTGAGGCTTACGGAACCGTTATGAGTCGCACCAGGCATGTGCCCTCCCACCATGATCCGTCGTCCGAATAACGAATCGGAGCGAGTTCCAAATCCTCCACGGTTACGTTCTCGGTGCGTTCCCCCTCCTGGAAGATCACCGTCTGCGCTGTCATAGCCATTGCCCGGAGAGCCAGGTACTCGTCTTGCGAGTCATAGCCCACCGCAGCGCCAGCCCCATGATTAGTAGAGACCCTGCCGTGCAACAGTAGAGGGGCCACGATTTCTTCAAGCCGGCTCGGTTGTGGCCGAGCGTTGAGTGACCAGCGTTGAACGACGGGGCCGGTGGTCGCGTCTGTTGTGTCACGGGTCAAGATTAGCGCCAACGTCAACGCCTCATTGGACACGTCGGCATTCGTCGGGGCGAAAGCCGCTTCGGTGGTAGCCGCGCTGAGGGCGATATCCGTTGAAATGTTCTCGTCGTCTGTGATCCTGACGGTCAACGAACCTGGTGATACAGGTGTCGTCCCCCGATAGTTGGTACCACTGGCGGCGTAGTCGTAGCCCGTGTTCCGGTAGTCGATGTCTCCTGTGCCGGGGGCCATGTTCGCTTTGCTGAACCGTGCTGCTGCTGAGCGGATCACCTTCGGGGCGATAGTCCCGTATGTGACAACGCCCATTGAAATCTCACCGGTTGCAGACTTAGTACCTGCATACGATTCGCCGTACAACTCACCGAGGCTGTCAGTGAAGAACACCTTGCCGTCCACCACCTCGAGGCTCTGCACGTTTCCCTTGGTATCTGAATCCCAGGCGACGAACCTGGAATATGCGGGAACCAAAGTTTCGATGAACGTAGACAGGTCACCCTTGTAGGTGTCACCGTTCTTCGTACCCCAGTAAACAAACCGGCCTGAGATGCGTACCGAATAGACAGCCCCACCTACGTCGATGACAGGACCGAAGGTCACAGACTGGTTGTCGTTCGGGCTGATCGCTCCAAGCCGGAACCCGGCTGAGGTCGCTACACCTATCACGCTGCCGAACGTGTCCATACCGAACGGGCCATTGAATGTTTCCCCGACGGGGAGCACAGCGGCCGGCACAGGGTAGGTAAGGGAACCATCCGTTGCAGAGATCCCAATGGTGTAGAGCACCCCTTGGCCGTTCTGGTTGAACGCTGCATAGATCGACTGCGGGCCACCCTTGATACCAACACAGGTCCCGGCCAACGTCTTGTCGAAGGTGAGTACCGCGCCGGCTGCGCTGAGTTCCACGATGCGGGCTGCGTCAGTGGCGAGCAGCCGGCCGTTGGCGAACTCGATGACATCGCCTGCGAACGACCCGATGGTCGAAGCGGTCGTCGCATTAGACACTGTGCCCTTCTTGACCGCAGACCCGATGGTGGCGTACACGCTGGCCCCATCAGAAGTCCAGTCGGTGATCGTGCCACCCATTGGGGTGGATGTGAAAGACGGTGACGCCGATGCGTTCGGGTTGCCGTACTTCAAATCCGTCCCGTCGGAAAAGTAAAAGACGGTGCCGTTCACCAACTTGGCGTACAGGTTCGAGTTCGTCCCGGTGATCTTCGCCTCAGGCTCACGGGTAATCGAAACCTCACCCTTGGCCGAGAACACATCTACGTTCTTCGACGACAGGAACCGAGCCCGGTCTGAGTCAGGGAAGTCGTAATGCTCCTGGCCGGCACCATGAACCCAATCGGTTTGCGACCGGACCCACTGCCCAGCCACCGAAAGAGTCTGTTCCCCTACGTCCGTGCTGGTGTCACGCTGTTCCTTCTGCGAGGGAACAGTCCGCCGCCGATACGCGGTGTGATCCACCATGTACCCGCGGCCGTCGATGATGACATCGAAGCCATCTCCGGCTGCCATCGTCTACCTCCCGGAACGGACCCATTGCACAGGGTACAAACGCGACAAGCGAGTCGCCTCTGCTGTGATCCGATCCTGTCTACGGAACCTGAGATCCCTAAGGCTCGCCGAGATCGCACCCGAAGGTACTTCCTCAGCACGCCTCACAGACCCCTGGGAGGTCACTGACTCTCTTGGGATGGGCTTCATGGTCATCAACCCCAGGGCAGCCCCCAAGGACGGCAGGTCGTACGCCTCAGCGTGCAGGCCGGTGCTCGCCAAAGTAGACGACTCACTCGCAAGCGTCGTGAACGGCGCTGAGTATTCAACCCGCACCGTCTGCCCCGGCATGGGTGCATCAGTTAGAACCAGGGCAACCCCCGAAGCAAACGTATCGGTATCACGGTTACGGCGTATCGACCAGCGGCGTACCTCCGGCTCCGACTTATCAGCACCCGGATCAGTGAACGTCACCCGGTGGACACCGACCACATCAGCGTTCATGTCGTAACCCTGGGTGGCGGCAGAATAGGTGAACGTCTTGGTCTTGATCTGGTACAGCCCGTTGTTCGGGGAGGACAAATCATTCAGATCGTCGTTGAGGAAATCAAGGATCTGATGCGACGGGTACTGAGGGTTCACCCGGATAATCGAGTCGTCGATATGACCAGCGGCAGGGGCGGTAGACGCCGCATAGCCACGCATCACCGTCACACTCAACCCGCTGGTGGAGGTGACGTACATCAACTCGGTGTCGATCTCGATAATCGTTCCTGCTGCGATCGCCCCGGTCGGGAACTCCACACTGAACGTCGCTGTCGTACCGCTAGCGATAGCGCCATCCAACCGGTTGAGTGGCTCCACCGTCCCAGCCAGAAGCAGATCCCGCGTACGGTCAATCCACGTTTGAGCCGTCATGCCACCACCGCCGATTCAATATCAGCCTTGCTAACAGCACTCGCCTCAAGATCAGCGGAACCACGCACCGAAGGAGGCTGAAGCCCCTCATCCCGGAGACGCTTGTACGCAGGCATATCTTTCTCCATCTTCGCCCAAGCCTTCTTGTCCTCACCCGCACCGCTACGGGTCGGCAAAGCAGACGGGGCAATCATCAACGTCCTGACGTTCGCAGCGAACGCGGCCTTCTCCTCAGGCGTGTCGTCACACACCCAACGATTGTTCTCCCACCGTAGTTCACCCATCAAGCAGCCACCTGAACGTCCATGCCATACCCTGCCGTTATCAACAACGCGACCTCAGTAGATGTCAAATCGGTGGGGCTCTCGTGAGCCCCGTAAAGCGTCCTTGTAATAGTAGTCTCATCCGCCGGCTGGGTCGTAGACACACTGGCGTTCGACACGATCCATACGTTGATACCCGCCGACCCCACAGAGTAGAACCGGGCCAACTGGTTCATCGCAGCCAACGGGTTGTAGTTGGCTTCGCCCTTAGCCAGGCGGGGAAGCGTGTTCTGGTAGGTGGGCTGGTACCGGTGTTGGAGACTCGGGCCGATCTCAGTGACCACCCCGGCAACCGTGTTCGGAGCAGCGTTCGCTGTGCCGACAATGGAGGCAGCGGCAGGGATAGCAGCGATCCCAGGCACAGCAGCCGGGGCGACATCAGCGTTCCCGGTAACCACCGCTGCGGGTACAGCACCAACACCAGCAGCGACGGCCGGCAAAGCCTCAGTGAACAGAAGAACAACGACACTCGGGATAGCACCGATCCCGGCGACAACACCCGCTGCGACATCGACAACGCTCGCTACCGAAACTGCTGGTACGGCACCAACCCCGGCGATAACCCCTGGGGAAGTATTCGCATCCGCAACAACCACAGGTGCAGGTAACGCACCAACACCGATAACGGCCGTTATCGCAGGGTCCGCTCCGATGTTGACCTCGGAAGCGTTGTCCCCACGGTAAGTCGTAACGGTCTGCCGGTAATCAACCCCGGCTGCCTGGTACGGGAGACTCCGCTGGACCTCAGGGAGAGTCGCGACACAAGCGATAGTTGCTGGGGTAACCGTTATGTGCCCAGCACCAGAGTAATCACGGATCGCATCCCGGTAATCAAACGATGCGCGGTAGTTAGCCACGGCCGTTCTCCTCGATCAAGCGGTGCTTCTCTTCATGGACCCTCGTCCACACCGTCAACCCAATCACATTCTCAGCCACACCCTCAACCTGATTAGTCAAATGGTCAAGTTTGTCAATGGACCGGCCGTGCTGCTCAGTGTTGTCACGGTTGAGGCGACGCAGATTCATGCTAAACAAACCAGTCACAGTCGCTGCCGCGATAACACCGAACGCCCCGATCCATTCCACAGGTCAGACCCCCTCCAACAAAGCAACACGATCAGCGAGAGCGTGCAACTCGTCGGCGATCGACCCAGCCACCGGCTCAGTGAGATCATCCAGGCGGTAACTGTCGATATCCCAAGCCATGTTGGCTGGGGCTTTCTTGACCCCGCCGTAGTAGCCGTCCAACCAGGCGGTCGTGACCGCTGTCAACTCCCCGACCTGAATCGGGTGAGTCACCCAGGCACCACCATCCAACCTGGCCCGGATAAACCCGGCATCCAAGTCGGCTTCCACCTCAAACAGGACATGTTTAGCCCCAACCACAAGAGACCCGACAGGGATCGAATCACCCCACGGCTTCCTCTGCCCCTGGTGATAGACGTACATGCCGATAGGGCACCGCCCAAAGGAAGCCGGTCCAAACCAGGTACGAAACGAGAACCCCTCCGGCCAAGGCCGACGGTTACCATGCCCCAACGACTGACCGAGAAGCCCCTTCCAGCGGAGATCAGCGAAGCCGACGGTCTTACCTGTCGAATGCGACGCCCAGTCTGAGGCAACCCGCGCCCAGTACGACATGCGAACGTGACGGGTTGGGGGTACTTCCTGACGCAGATCGCAGCCGTAATGGGAACCCTTGCGAAACAGGATGCGTAGCCCAGTGGACCCCTCAGAGCGCGAGGTAGTCGAGTAACCGTTGTGGGCTTTACCTGACCAGGCTTTCTGCCAGTCGCCCTCGAAGCGTTCGTGGACGAGGGCGGGCATTACTCGGCTGCTTGCTCAACCCATGAGGTCGTGTCCTCGTCCCAATAATGGACCGTATCCGTTGGCATCGGGCTGGGTGGCTGCCAGACGTAGTTCTCGTCCAGCGACCACGACGGGTACGGCTGGAGGGCGGCGAAGCCTGTGCCGTCCCATGAGTAGCCGATCCCGGCGTAGTGGTAGCGGATGTTGTGGTTGTACGAAGTCTGGACCCATGTCCCCGAGTCTGGGTAGAGGTCATTGAGGAAGTCGATGCCCCGCTGTTCGTCCTCCACGCCGTCGATAATAGTGACATCGTTGTGGACAACAACCACGTTGACGACAGTGTTGCTTTCGTCTATTTCAGCGAAATGAGCCATTAGACGGCCCACCTGATTACTACTCCACCGCTGCCGCCTGCGCCGCCCGTGCTGTAATCCTGCTGGCCTCCACCGCCACCAGAACCGGTGCTGGCTGTAGCAGAATCGGCTGTATAACCCGGCGTGCCGTTCGGGATGCCCTCTTGTCCAGCAGCACCGCCACCACCGCCCCCAGCGCCACCGGTGCCTAGATAGCCAGCACCGCCGCCACCACCGCCGCCCCATTGTCCGACCCCTACGCCACTCGTCGTCCCATCGGCATAGTTGTTGGTTCCGTTAGCCCCACCGGCACCACCGTTACCCGACCAAGAGACTCCCGTCCCATCGCTTCCTGCGCCGCCCATACCGCCGCCACCACCGGCACCGCCGCCATCGTAGAAGTCTCCTACGCTGTCACCACCGTCATTCCCCTCAGAAGGACTGTATGAGTTGCTGTTGCCGCTGCCACCAGTACCAGTATCCCCACCGCCACCGCCGCCGCCGGAACCGCCGCTGCGGGGGCTGCCGGTCCCCTGGACGTTGGAGCGGTCGCCGCCGCCGCCGCCAGTACTCGAATGGGTGCTGCCCCCCGAGATTGCAAAGGAACTAACCCCTCCGCTGCCGCCAAGCACGCCGTACTGGGTGCTGGCGCTAATCCCACCAGCGCCACCGGCGCCAATGGTCACCGCATGGGTCGCAGCGGTAAGTGCTTGAGCCGTGAAAGTCCTTGCCCCACCAGCGCCGCCGCCGCCAGCCGCACCCGCACCGGTGTAACCGGGGCCACCGCCACCGCCACCACCCGCTATGACAAAGATGTCGAACGTCTGGGAATCTGCCCCTGCCGTAATCACGAAGTTGCCTGAACCCGTCCAATGCAGGGACTTGTAACCGGTGTATTCACGCAAGGTTGGTGAACCAGTTGTGGAATACTCCAACGCCGCAGCGCCACCAGACGCACCCAGTAACCCGGCCTTGAATGCCCCAAGAGGCATTACGCCATCGCCAGGCCAGCAGCGAACCCGTACCAGATGGTACCCGCATCAACCGTCGTGAACGTCAAGACATCCACCCCGGACGTTGTAAGCGTCGGAGCAGTACCCCCCGCCCAATCAACCGTCCCAGGCCAAGCCACCGTCTGCGACCCACCATTCGTGAGGAACAAGGTGAACGAACACGCCTTAGCGGTAGGCGACGGGTTGGAGAACGTGAACGTGTTAGTGCTGGTATCAACCGTGGCAGTCACCACGTTGCCCAACGTCAAGTCGATGTCCTGCGTACCGCCACCAGTCCCACCAATGATGTTGACCGTTTCGGAATAGTCCTTCATTTCCGGGCGAGTCACCAACTGGTCAGCGGCGACAAGTTCACCACTCATCGTGCCACCAGCCAACGGCAACTTCGTCGCATCAGCAGCAGTAACCGCCCACGCTGTAGCGCCACCAGACGAATGAGTCAGAACATGCCCAGCCGTAGCAGACGCAGCGTTCGACGTACCCGTGCCCATCTTCGTTTCCAGGGCAATAGTCGCACCATGCACATTGACGTGCATCACATCGTGCTCTTTACCTGACGCATCAAGATCGTCAGTGGACGCAATGTCCGTCCGAAGTTGAGAACCAGAAGTATCTAGTGCGCCAGGATAAGCGGTAGCCATCAGTCAGCCCCTTACGGCGTCAGATCCAGCGTCCAAATACCGCTGGCATTCCAGGTGATAGTGAACGTCCCGTTCGCGGAACTGTAATCAGCCCCGAAGTTGACGAGACAAACCAGAGGGTCAGAAGCCAACGTGTCGTCATAGACAACCGCAGCCCTGGCGTTGGTGATAGTCGAGGTTGTCCACGACGAATCAGCCGCATCGAACTTGATTGTTCCAGAAGCCCCGGCACAAGTAACCGACGTGAGGGCTGCACCACCAGCCGTGTAACCAGTACCAGAAACCTCGGTACCAGAAAGATCAGACCAATGATCGTGGGTATCGAAGTCTGGGGTGGCGCTGTTGGTAATCATCGCGACCTTGAATGTGTCCGAAGCCGTGTTCATAGCCAACTGCGTGGCATCCAGGATGTCCACGAAAGTCGGCAGGAACAGACCCGATGCTGTAACTGCCATTACTTGTCACCTTCCTGGATCACTCGGACCTCAACGGACTCAGGGATAACCCTAGCATCCACCCTTCCGTCCCAATGCTCCGTTGTCGTACCACCAACAACACCCGATTCCCTGATTACTGTCGAGGTCTTAGAAGTACCCCGCTTAGTGAGAATCCCGACGGATGAATACTTGCCCATCAGCGTTTCTTCCCCGGCTTGCGCCGCTTCTGTTTTGGTTTTACGACGTATGTCATAAGTGTCCTTAGCGATACGGGCGGGAATCGGCTCCGCTGCTCACCGATCCCCGCCAGTACCTACTGTTTCGGGTCCTAGTTGGCCCCGATGCTTGAGCAAGATTCGATCCTACGGATCGCAGCCTCGCGGAAACGGCCGTAGCCGCACATGGCGTACCAGCCAACAGGCTGGAAGCGACGCAGGCTGTCAGTCACAGGACCAACCACGACCGACGGGTTTGCCCCGTACATCGTCGAGAAGGCATGTGCTATGGCCTGCTGGCCGATGATGACCGTGCCGTAGGCATCGGCAGTACTGGAACCACCGTCAGCGACGAGCAGAGCCCGAGGCGTCTCGATGAAGTCAACACCGTCGAATGTCCCGATGCTGCCCTGGCGAACACCAGACGCATCCTGACGGATCTGGAACGACCGCAGATCGTTGACGGCTGTGCCGCCAATGAAGTCGTAAGCCACATCCGGGTGGATGAACCCGATGTATGAGCCGCCATTGAAAGTCGGCACAGAGGCCGTTCTCATAGCAGCCACCTGCTCGCGTACAACCGACGACGTGATGACGTTGGCTGCTACGAGTGAGCCCCGTGCTGACTGCGAAACGTACTTGACGTTCGAGCCGGCATAAAGCAGGTCAGCAACGACCTGATCCAGAGAATCCGCGGCGTTGTAACCAACGATCGCGGCTGCATCTGAATCGACGTTGAAGAAGGACTGTCCGCGAAGTGCGGCAGTCGTGACCACAGCATTGCCATACTCGGCCAGGTTCACCGTAACGGTGCTGTCCGACATTGCAACTGCTGTGACATCACTGGTCTCGGTCAGAGCCGTTGTGGCCTGCGCAAGATCAGCGTAAATGGTGAACGTCACCCCTGAGCCCCGGTGAGTCTGCTTGGTTGCACGGACGGACGCATAGTCCGCGTGCAACGGCTGAGACCGGAACGCGAAGTAAGCCAACTGCTCGAAAGCAGCCTGGTCACTCGCTACGGATGACTTTTGGGTGTAAGCCATAAGTCAATACTCCTGTTGTTGAGAGAAGGAAGCAGAGAAACAATCAGCCCTGGACGTTGAACGTGTACCCCTGGGATTCCATCAGCGCCTGGAGTTGCTCCTGCGATGTTGTCGCCTGGATCTGACTATTCAGATCCGGTGGAGTAACCGGTCGGCTCTGAGCCCCAGCATTGGCGATCCGATCCTGGGCCATAAGTTCCTGCTGCAACGTGGGAGTCTCCTGAGGAATCTCAGGGGAACCCTGCTGCAACGGAACACCCGGAGTTGTCGGCCCTGAGTCGGAGATAAACCCCGCCTCTACTGCCGCTACCCGGATTGACTCTGCGTCCATCTCGCCGTCGTATCCACGAATGAAATACTGTTGGCGCGAATCAGCCATGTCAATGCCCGCATCACGGAAAGTAGTATCCCGTAAGAATCCGGAAACTCGGGCTTCCAGTTCAGCCACTTTGGCCTCTGCTGTTTCTGCCCTATCTTCCAGAACCCGACGGAAGTTCCGCTTTGGTTCGCCGTTGGCGTCTAGTTCAACAGCCTCGGAGGTTGTTTCGTCAGCCATCTATGTTCTCTCCCTTTGGTTCTCACCGACCCAGGAGGAGAGCCGGCGGCCAGATAATGTCAGCACTCGCGAGCAGCGAAGTCCGCGGCCAACACCATCTATTTGTAACCGTACCACGAAGTTACGACGCGGAACCTAATCCGACCACTCCGCCACCCGTCATAGCGGGACCGCCCGTCTGCCGGAAAGCAGCCAAACGTGTCTGTCTCCGTGCTTCTATGCGGCGTGCCGCCTCAGGATCGGTACCGAACTTCGCGCCCGCCAGTTCTGCCCGAGTGATGTCACCCGGTTTCTGCTGGCCTACCACAGCGGCGCTCACCATCTGCCGGCCGGTTACCGGATCTGTGTAGAGACCCTCCGACGCAGTTTCCTCAGCCAACGTAGACGGCGCTATCTCCGCGAACCCTGCACGAGCCACCGCCTCAGTAACCCCAGCAGCACGCAGCGTCGTCGCGGTCGCTTTGGACAATGGGCCGAACCCGGTCTCAGCAGCAGCACCACCAATCCGGGCAGCACCCAACATCTCCCGCTCCTCGAACACTGTCGTCGCTCTCTCAGGGTCCAGGAAATAGGCAGTCAAATCGGAAGCATCTATCCCGTGCCAGGTTAGAAGCAGGTCCTTAGTCGTCTGGCTCGTAGCAAGCACAGCGTCGGTTGCTACACCGAGCCGGCTTGTCACTTCTGAAACGGAAACGTCTCCGGCAATCCAGTCACCGAAGTCGTCTGGCGAATCGAAATACTCTGGGGCCATCCCGTACATGCGAAGCGCCTTCGCGTAACCCTCTTCCAGGTCAACGTACTGGCTCTCCGTTATGGCCCGGCCCTGCTTAGCCAACGCTTGCATCCCAGGGAACCTGGCCGTGTAGACGGGTGCCTGCCGGACAGCAGCCCATATCGCATCCAGATTGTTAGTGGCCTGCCATCTGCCAATCAGATTCAACTCAGGGTCATCGAGCAACGCTTCCAGGCCGTAGCCTCGCAACGCATCCGCAACGATCTCGCGGGCCGTCCGAGGATCGTCGAAGGTGGTGCCCAGCCCCAGCGGGTCCGCTGGCAGGATCTCGCTTCCGCCCGGTTCGCTACTTGTGTCCGCGGCTGGCAGAGCGAACCCAGCAGCCGAATCCACCCGGCCACCGGTGAGGAGATCCATGCCAGTACCCGTGGCACGCACCGAGTCCAGGTACCCCTCGCCATACACCTCGTCCCAACCAGCGGTAGCGGCGGCACGGTCAGGGGTGAACGTATTAGCCATGAGAGCCCGCGCCGTGTCATCTATTAGTTTCTGATCGGCAACCGGGTCGGTCAGGTCAATCTCACCGGCTTTCGTCTGGATGTTCGAGGTTGCCATCGCGTCACCGACCCGAGCACCACCCGGCTCGAACATGCCCGGAGGCCCAGCAGCGCCCGGTTCGCGAGTCCACATGCTTGTGACCCCGGACCAATCCTCGACTTGACCGATCTGAACCCCGGAGAACGGATCGGACCAACTGCCGCCATGAGACATGAGGTACTCGTTGTGGAACTCGGCACCATTAGCAGCCAGAGCAGCGACCTGGGCTGGGTCGAGCGGATTCTCCAGGTCCTCCTGACCTTTCAGAATCGGGGCGTAAGTAACTTCCTTGCCGTCAATAATGGTGGTTGCCATTAGCCAACGCTCCCAAACTTCCGACCAATGAAATCAGAAAGTTTCCGTGCCGAGGTCTTGGCATTATCCGTGTATTGCCAATCGTCGAGACCACGGACATACTCACCCGTCTCCCACAACGTCATCGGGCGATGCTCATTATCGGAACCGATGTGGTCAATGATCGGTTGGAACCTTTGATCGTTCACAAAGTCCACGCTCGTAGCAGGTATCTCCAGAAGGCCGGCTATCTGCTGGGCGTAAGGATCAAAGATTTGCTTCACCGTATACCCGCGGTCAATGTGGGTAGCCAACGACGGGTACTGCCCCTTCGCCAGGTTCGCAAAGTACGCCTCAAGCCCCGCCTCTGTTTCATCCCCAAGGTACAACTTGCGGGCGAACTCCTCTATCTGGCTTGCGCTATGCGGCACGAAATACTTATCGACATACCCGCCAACCGTTCGCATCTTCCCACCGATCTCTCCACCCTCGGCTTCGCCCATTGCCCAGGATGCTTCGGCCAGGATCTTCCTGTTCATGTCGTCAGCCGTCCACGACTCGACGATCGAGTTGCGTGCCATATCACCCAACCGGCCTGGGTCAATGGCGATGTCAAGCCGGTCTGCGATCTTGAGAATCGCAGCCGCCTGGTTGTCCTTCATCGCTGTGGCTTGGGCTGGCTGCCATGACTCCATGAACTGGAACCGGATGTCAGCGGTCTCTGTCAGAGTCCACCAGCCCGTCAGGTAAATCGCGTCCATGAACTTCTGTTCGTCCCAGCCTTCGTCCGCGGCCTGCCGCAGCAGTGGTCCGATCTCCGGGTGGTTGAGGAAGTCGGCCATGAAACCGAACTCCGCCACCGGGTTCCAAGACTCCGGCTGCCCGGCGGGAGGAACATACGCCGACGCTTCGTCGGGGTACTGCTCAGCGGTTACCGACGAAACAATCTGTGCGACTTCATCAAGCATCTCGTCCGAGAAGTTGAGGAACAACCCCTCAGCGAAGCGACGCGCGGTGTCGTAGTCGATGTAACTATTCCCGCCGAACGACCCCACGGCCTGGAGGAACTCATCCCGATAACCGGTGCCCGGATCACCAGGCCCAGGCTGACGAAATGAAAACGTATCGGAATCGAGATCAGGGGCGAACAACGGGTTGTCGAGGAGAGCGTTGAAGATCGCAAGACCCGACGGGGAATCGCCGTCATACACCGGCCTTTCCAGCCCAGGGTAAAGATCATCTACAACGGGGACCTCTACGACAACGGCTGGCTCCTCATCGGACGGCATCTCCGCGACCAACTCTTCCGCGCTGGTCTGGAGCAGATCCAACCCTTCGAGCCCATGCTCCGCCACGATGTCCAAAGCGTTCTGGTAAAACGCTTCGAACTCTTCGCCCGACAATCCGGCCGCTGCAAGATTAGGAAACTTATCCAACAGCATCGCCCGGAAATCCAGGGGGCCATCATCAGCCAGTTCAGGCTGGTCCCCAGTGATATACCCCTTTGCCAACTCCTCGTACGAGTACCCGGTTCGAGTACCGAACTGCGGATTATCGACGTTGATCGAACCCCAGGTTTGAAGTTCACCAAGGATCACCGAATCAGCGGACACCTTGTCAAGGTTCGTGCCTTCACGAAGCGCCGCGACCAGGTTCGAGTAGTGGCCCTCCGGTTTCCACGACGGCTTACCGAGAAGCGTTTGCAGAGTCGCCATCAGGCCACGCTCCCAAGTGCCGTATTCCTGAACCGGGTTCCCGCCGTTCTGAGTTGAGTCCCCGTTGATCGGCCTATCGCCAGCCGCCGCTCCGCCGTCAAAGTTCCAAGTTGTAGCCAACGGGTTGAACCCCGAGCCGTTACTCGAAACGCCCCCAGCGGTGGTGTTCTCCTTCGCCATCCAGGCCAACAGGAAATGCACATTGCCGGCAGTCTCCGGGGCATCAAGATTGGAAAGGAGGTCTTTAGCGAACCGCAACCTGTCCTCGAACGACATGCGTCCAGGATCAGCAGCACCCGCAGTGAAGTCGTCAAGACCCATGACTAACTCGCCCCCCGACCAGCCATAGCCTTCATCAGGTAACGAAGCGTCGTGCTCATGTCCCTCGCCTTGACCTCATCGGGGGCACCAGTTTCCAACTCTGCGGCAATGTCCGCCCGCGACACTGGCACACCTGCTGCTTCCAAAGCACGAGAAATCTTCACCGCCATCTGCTTCTCAGCGGAAGTAGCACTACGACCGAACGACTGCTTCGCTGCCGTCTCCGCCGAGTGATAGATCGACGCATCGGTGAGCGCCGTGGCCGCCGTGTCCTCCCGGCCTGGGCCTGCTTCCATGTCCCAAATAGAGACACCCTGCCGTGCTCCCCATGTGACACCAAGTTGGAACGCGGAGTCGATGTGGCGTGGTTGCAGTATCTCGTCTCGGCTGGTGCCATCCGTGTAGAAGTTGTTGGACCACAGGGTTTCGGCGAGTGCTTCCTGTGCGGCTGAACCGGGGATGGTGTTGAGGTATCTGTCGATTTCGTCACGCATCGTGTAAGCACGCATGACCGGTACGTCAGTCTCGATCGCTCCTTCTTCACCTGGGGACGGCTCCCTGCTTATTGCCCGCATGGCTTCCATCGTGGCACCGAACCCGCCAACACCTTCTTCGGATGGGCGTCCGGTAGTGGCCTCTTCCGAAATCGGGAGCACACGATCAGGGTCCCACTCCCACTCGTAGTCACCTGACTCCAGATCCTGCGGGTACATGAACTCCAGCGAGTAACCCGACGGGACCAGCCCGGAATACTGCTGGTCCGCCTCGACGAACTGGCCCATCTGGCCCTCAAACAGGTTGCCTGTGCTCACCATCCACTCAGACAACGCCTGCATTATTTCCTCGGGAGTCATCTGAACTGGGTGCACGCTCATCCTGCCACCTTCCCCAACTTCAATGCCTTCTGCTCAGGCGGCCAGGTCTCCGAAAGCAACTTGTCGTACTCCAACCACCGCCAAAACAGGTCGGAGAACGTCGGGTTCTCGATCATGTTGTCCGTTACCGTTTCCCACATAAGTCTAAGATCCGTGTTGGCCTCGGCCGACAGCGTTGATGCACCCCCCGAAGCGGCACGGTAGGCAAGCACACCCGTCACCATGTCTCTCGCAGCGAGATAACCACCAAGTGATTCAATGTCCTGCCGTCCCGAAAGGCGTTCATCTGCAACAATAGCCCGCATCCCCTCGATTCTCTCCGGCCATTCGGAAAGTTCCGGGTCTCGCAAGTCCCGATACCAGAGTGGATACCGCTCAGCGAGGTTAGAAACGACCACCCGCTTGAGTTGAGCGAGTGGTTTACCCGCCTTCCCCCTCAGATTCCGAAGCCCCTGGGCCTGCATCGCCGTCTGGATGACATCACTAATCATCCCATACGTCGCCCAGCCTTCACGCTCCCGCACATCCACGATCATTTCGTACGGCGTCAACCTCTCCCGGCGTGTCACACCCGAACCTGGGAACGTTTCCTCATTCAACTGCCGCTCGTACACCGCAGCGTTGAACTTCGCGGCACCACCACCCTCGATGCCGAGAATCAAACCGCCAAGCGACGGGTAAGTGTTGATGAGATCCTGGTACTTCTCCCGGATCTCGACCGCTTCAATCGTAGACGGCAACCCCTCGTTGTTCCGCGTGGTGCGGGCAGCCAAAGTAAAGAACCCGGCCTGCCCCTCAGCCATCAGGTACCGCATGAACTCGTCGTCAGCACCCTTAGGGTCCTTCCGTTTCATCTCCCGGTACTTCTCAATGTAAGGCTGGTACGGGGAAGAGAACCCAACCTGAGCCGGCGAGAACGCTGAGGCCACAGCACGGAACAACATGAAGTTCCGGCCATCACTCTGTGCTTCCTGAATGAATGCAGCCACTGCGTCGCCGTCGCTGAAGTCGATCTCGTCGCGTTCACCCTCAGCCATCTCTGTCATCCGGTGCATCATCAACCGTAGAACCTGAGATTCGTGAGCCCGGTCCTGGGACAGGGCCGAATAGATACGTTCCCCGTAAGCGGGAAGGAAAGTATTTCTGAGAGAATCAACCGGCCCGTACGGCAACATGAACTGGAGAGCCTCCATGAGTTGCGGCTTCTCCATCACCAGTTTCGACGCCGGGTACTGGATAAGCGGCCCGAACCCTGGGAGTCCCTGGGTCACCATGTTGAGGCTGTCCGCGCGGAATCGGATCAACCCGAAGTCGTCACCGGCCAGATTTGCAAACCCGTTCTTCACCAGCCCTCTAGCAAACTCGGGGACACGGAACTGGTAGTACCGCTCGCCCCGGTCGTCCTCGACGGTCTGCATGAAATCGCCGAGGTCTACCTCCCCTTCGAGAACCATCCTGGCGTGGGAAACCCACACTGGGTTCTCCCAAGCAAGCCCCGCCCATCTGGTCAAGACCTCCTGCCAAGCGTTGTAGAACGGCATCAGGTTGTGAACGAGGTCAGCGAACCGGGAACTCTCAGCCAGGTCGTAAAGGAGGTCACGGGTTTCCATGAGTGCTTTACGTCGGGCGCTTGCTTCTATCGACCGGAGCGCCCCGTGGTCGAGCACATATTCACCGCCGGTTTCCTGGAACTTCCCGATGCGCCGCTTCATCTCGTTCTGGTACACATGCCGGAAGTACGGGTTGCGAGACAGGTGATCTGTACCTAGGGAACCGAGCCGCTCGTAGGCGGCGTTGATCGGCTTGTGGAGGGCTTCCAGGGCGGACTGCGGGCGACTCGCTATTTCTAGTTCTTGACCGTGGACCGGGCCGACAAGTTCCCGCCAGTCGTCACCAGGCCCCAACGTGCCCTGCGCACGCAAGTCGTCTGCGTGTGCTCGAACATCGTCGATCGTGACCCGGCCGCCGTCAGCCAAACGATCCCGCAAGGTGCGGGCAAGGGTCGGGTCGAGCATCCTGTCCGCAGCCTCGACTACCTGCTGAGCCCAAACTTCGCCATCCGGGTCATTCCTGAAACGCAACTTGTTGTCATTCTTGAACGCTCGACCAGGCCCGGTCTCCAACCATTGCTCAAGGTTCCTGACCCGGATTGCCTGGTCATTCGCCACGTTCAGGCTGTGAGTCCTGAAAGCGATCGCCCCGACAGGGTTGTTGGCCCACTGATCGTTGACGACCCGTTCCCAGAAGTTGTTGAACTCCTTGCCGTCAGTCGGATCGAACACCCGGTTCCAAGCACCACCGAACGTCGCATCAAGACCCTCGTAGAACTTTCGCTCCTCCTGGAGTAGCAGATACCCAGCCTGGTTCGAGGCGCTGTTCAACTTCGTCCACTGAGATGCCGACGCAAACGCATCACCAAACGCGGCCTCAACCTCGTAGCCGAGGATGTCCATGTTCCCGAGTTTGTACTTCTTGAGAATGTTCTGGGCTTCTTGAATGCTGAACTTCTCGCCGGTTCTCACCAACGCCCTCGCCCGGTTCAAGTCACCAACCCGCCGGGTCAACCGGCGGACGTTGTGAACGTTTCTAACCCCGGAAGCAAGAGCAAACCCGGCGGCCACGGGAAGGCCACCAACCAAGTAACCGAGACCGCCAGTGACACCAGCGCGGAAACCCAAGAGTTTCCTCACGGCCTTACTACTGACCTCACCGTCCTTGACAACCTTCCGCGACATCGCCGCTCTCACATAATGACCACGGTCGTTCTTCAACAACTCGCTGAGCCGGGCCATCGACCCGATCTTCGCCATCATCCTGAACTGCTCATCACCAACCACCCGGAACACCCAGGCAGGCCGAAGCAACTGAGCGGCCTTCCACAACGACATGACTTCCTGAAGCGCCAGTTTCGTAAACTCCCCAGCGGCATTCGGCTGGGCAAATCCCTTCGTTGCAAACCGTTTCAGTTCTCTGTTCATCTGTCGTACATCGAAAAGAATAAACGAGTTCTTCAACTGGGAAGGCGTCAACGGAGAAAAAATCTCCATCGTTTCACCAGTCACATTGTCAACGACCTTCATCAAAGAGTTCTCGGCGTCGAACATCTGGGCGTCCCGCATAACTACCTGCGCCGATTTATTACTGATCCTGAAATCCGTAAGCAAACGGTCGATGTCATCCGGCGACAAATCCGGTAGATGCTTCTCCAGCATCCGGATAAGCAACTCCGCCTGCTTCTCGTCCGCCATGAGGGGACGCCCAACATCGCGGGAAGCCGCCCACTTCCCCCGCCAGGAAGTCATCTCATCAGCCGTGTAGAGACCCGACTCCTGCAACTGGCGGATCATGTGCTCACCGCTGTTCGGGTCACCAGCCCAAATGTGCTGCTGGTTCTTCATGTCCTTGAACACCCGAACCGGGGTACGGGCAACCCGAGTAGCCAAGTTGGCGTCCGGGTCACGCAACCAATCTGACCTCATCATCCTGTCACCCAGGTTGACTCGGCTGGTAGGCACCAGCGACTTGTCCAACGTGCCGTACAAGCCGATCAGCAGATCCTCCTCTACGCCACGCCAGGTCCCCTTCGGTCCCATCTGTGCGTGAAGAAACGCGACAGCATCAGCGCCAGGGGTACCAGGCGGATGGGCGCTCGGCACCCAGGCTTTCGTTTTCCACAAGTGAGCCAGCCTGGGGAACGCCTCCGGTGCTGTCTGCGCGATCCGTTCAAGAGCCGTAGCCTCACCCATGAAGAACCGCATGACGCTTTCAAGATCGTCAACGCCGCCCTTCCAACCGTTCGCTCCGAGGAATGCAGCAGCAGCCTCGTGCGCCACTAGGTCACCGTCATGGTGACTCTTCAAGAACTTCTCCTTGACCCGACCCGCCAAGAACGCAACCGAGTCGTCGGCCATCCCCTGCAACTCTCGGATCTCCAACATCGCGGCTTTGGCATCAACAGCCAACGCCTCGGGGATCGTTTTGTTTTGAACCTTCAACACTTGGATTCGGTTCCGAAGTGTCGTCGCTTGGACACGCAACACCGCCAACCGCTGCGCGATATGAGAAAACTGGAGCGCACCAAGTTCAGGGGACTCCGTAGCCAACTTGACTACATCATCGGAGAACCGCTCGAACCCGGTGCCCTTCCTACCGGCAGCCGCCTGCGCTCGAACCCCTGAGGAAAGCGCCCCGCCAGTTGGTTTCGCATCACCGAAATAGTTTGCGAAGTGGGCGGCACGATTGGAAGCCCGGCGCGCTGAACCAGCCTTGAAAGCCAGAACATCTGGCGACAGAAACCACCGACTCATGGCATCAAGCGTTCCGGTAGAAAGCGTGTACCAGGCTGTGCCCTCGAACCTTGCACCCGCGTTCGGGTCGAACACATCGCCGGCTGCGAACGCCAAGACAACCGCCTGGCCTGGGCTGCGCTCCTGCGCGACCTTGTAACCCTCAACGAGCCTGTCAGTAAAACCAAGGATGTGATCCACCCAGTCGTCCGGTGCTTCACCGGTGAGGAAGATGCTGGTGTCCTCCTCTGCCCCATCGAAGTAACTAGCGACAGCAGTCACAAACCCGGAGAGAGGATCGCCGACTACTTCCCGGTAACCCCACTCCAAACCTTTGATGAGGGACCGGCCAGGAGCACGGACACCCTCAGGGAGCGCCTCGATGATTTCCCCGCCAACCCCCTCAGGGCCGATCAGGTTGACGATCTGGTCAGCACCACGATCCTTGGCGACACCCCACATGGTCCCGATGAAACCTTCGTACTCGTCATCGGTAAACGGAGCCTGAACAAGATCACCGATCGTGCCGACACCAGTCCGACCTACCTCAAAGCCGGCATCCCAAATCTCGTCGATGCGATTGAAAATGCTGCCCACGGCTAGACGGTCTGATTCGGTGGGGATGCCAAAGCCGCCATCTGGCGAACCTTCCGGACAAACAACCGGAAAGTGCCAGAAGCGTCCGGCTCCGCAGCCCTCACCTCCAACATCGGAAGGAACTCGACCAGCGACTTGGAGTATTCAAGTTCACGCCCATCCGTCGGAGCGGTCGGCATCATCAACGATTCCGGGCCGGCACCAGGACCAGTGGGGCGACCAGCCGTGATCGGCTCACGAGGCCGTTCCGTTGGGCGGCCAAAGCCGCCAGCACCACCAGGTGGACGCTTAGGAATAGGGATCGCCTGCTGCGACTCGACCTGTTCCTTCCGCTTCCCGTAGGTCTGTCCTGGTTGCGCTTTAGGGCGGGGCACTAGCCGACCTGCGCTAAGAGATCCTGGAGAGAAGGTTGCCCAGCCTGAGGGCTGGCGGGCCTCGCCTCCGCACCAGCCCCCGGCTGAGCAAGGCCAGGCATACTTTCGGGAGCCCCTGCCGGTACTTCCTCTGCCTGACGTTCCTGTGTTTCGCGCTGAACCTGCTGAATAGCATCAGCCAACTCTGCCCGATCCGTCTTTACCAACTCGGCGATCCGAGCCAAATCAGCAGGGGGGATACCCCCCTGCGACGCCTGCGTCGCCAATGAAGAAAGCAACGCCTGCTCCAACGATTCAGCGATAACCGCATCGTGCTCTATCTCAGCGTCATCAACCAGCGGGTCGATCTGCATGAACGCCCGCTTCGACAGCGTGCCCATACCTATCCGCTGGCCGGCACCAATAACAAGACTGTTGATGTCAGACCCAGGATGGCTGAACACGACAACATTCTCGTCGCTGTCGAAGTGAACGTTCGGGGTGTAATCCACCGGCCCCTTAGCGCCCTTCCAAGACACATAGAAAGACTTGTCTTTGTTGCCGGCATACGTCTTAGCGAGAGCGATGGCCCGCTTGTTCTCCACCGCCAGCGACGCAGCAATCATCTTCTGCGCTTCCTGGACGGGGAAATCCACAACCGCTGACAGCACCGCGTCACCTCGACGGCCCGTCCGAATGTTCGTCCCTGACTCCCCACCGAACTCAGCGGGGATACCAGCCGTCAAACGCTGCCCACGTTCCAGCCGGTCAATCGTCGGGTTCGTCATAAACCCAGGGTTCAACCCGGTGTCACGAAGTTCGCCACCCTTCAACACGCCGATCTCACCCGTGAGACCATTCGCTGTGTTGACAATCTGGGGGGTCTCCCCAGGCCGGGCCACCAGCCAGGTATCAGGGAAGATGCCCTTCTGAACAGCCAGCACTTCCAACGCCATCAACTTCGCCTGCGTCTGGTACATGCCGAGCATTCCATCGAACTGTCCCTGCGCCCGATCAAGGTTCACACGGCCAGCGACAACCACTGGGCATACACCAGTACGGTTTCTAACCCGTTCAATCTCCGCTACCGGCGGATCGTAACTAGCCTCCGCCGACCACGACGACGACGGCGATGGCGCAGCCTTACCGACAGCGAGCAGCACCGTCTCCTCGCCATCCATGTACTCGACCAACTCGAACACGTCCGAGCCCTGGTTCTTCCCGCTGCGGAGAACAGCCGACGCTTCCGGGTACCGGTCCTTCAACCAGTCCAGTGTCCGCTCGTAAGAAAAAATGCAGTCGTACGGTTCAAGATCATCCGGGCCGAACATCGGCGACGGGAACGAAGTCAACGGGTCCCGAACTATCCACTCTGGGGTACCCGTCTTGCTGTTGAACCTCAACGAAACTGTCGAACTCGCATACCCGATGAGATGCCTGGCGCGACGGCCCAACTTCAAATCCATACGGTTCTGCTGCCACCACCCCAACACGGCACGCCGACGAACCGACGCCTTACGCTGGGCGGCTTTCGTATGCTCCGCGGTCGGCGGGAATATCACATCCGGCATGACCGACGAAATGCGCATAGCGGTCTGGTCGAGACCCTGCGCAACGAGATTAGCGACAGCGACCTGCTCGCTATCATCGAGTTCCGGCAACGGAACAACAACATCGCCATTGTAGGCATCCCGAAGAGCGCGCATTCGAGCGCGCCCAGGTGCCATTTGGGACTCCCGCTGTCGCAGGAGCCCAATGATTTCCTCAGCCGGCTTCAACGAGCCCGCCTCCTTTGGCTGCCGTTATCCATGACGGCCTCCACATCGGAACCACGTTCCCCTTGGGTATTTGAAGATTGGGAACATTATGTTCGAAGAACCATTGGGCCATCACACAGTCGTCGGTATTGGCACCGTGACCGTCTGCTGTCCACTTGGTCACTTCACTCACCAAGAGTAGTGCATGGGGCCGGGCGTCAGTCCCCTGTTTCCCAGGGAGCCTGACTTGGCCGTGCCGATAAATGCTCGCCAGCATTTGAACCCCGTATTCCGGGTCAGCCTTATTCCGTGCATGGGTGTAATGCGGGATCAGATTCACGTTTCTCTGAGATGACCACCTTTGGAAATGGTCGTACTGGAGAATGAACTTCTGGGCGGCGTTTGACTCAATCACCCAATACTGGATCGGGTGGCCCATATCAACCGACCGTTGCCACCACTCCTCAGCGATGCCAGTGAACACACCCTCGTTGTGGTTCCAATCCAGAAACGTCGGGGCATCCATCTTCTGCCGGTACGACTCCAACAAATACCGGCAGCCGCTCTCCTCCACATACGCCCACACCTGCAACGCCCAATACTTCGACGGTGACGGGTCAGCCGTAGCGACAATCAAAGGTTCACCGGGGAGATTCTCCGGCAACTCCCACAGATCCCGGCCTTCATCCCAGCACCCCTGATACAACACGCCGTCGTCACCCAACCCGCCGCTGATCCACACCGGGTTGACAAGCACCGAGGCTGGGTCAACGTCCTGCTGCTGGTACAGAATCTCAAACCGGTCAGGGGTTTGGCTCTTGATGTGGCTGAGTTTCCGCCAGTTCAATCGGCGTGGATACAGCAGGCACCCGTCCGGCCAAGGCTCAGCGGTCACCTTGTGCTCGTTCATGCACAGGTCTTGGTAGTGCGCCTGGTAATACAAGTGGTGGTACCGGTCGCCGTTCAACCGTAAATCTTCCGGCAGGTCCCCCTCGATCTCCTCGTCATCTTCAAAGTCGGTGTGCTTATCCAGGGCGTACCGGTAAATGTCGTCCGCAGCCATGCGCTGCCCCTGGAGGATCAGCAACCCTCCAGGTTCCAGCCGGGTTTCCGCGACTTCATCCCACCACCTCTTGAGGTCATCGCGCGCATCAGCCGTTCGCATTTTCCGAGGGTCGTAAAGGTCGTCCCAAATAATCAGATCGAACCGGCCACCCAGGAATCCTGAGTCCACACCGAAGCAGGTCCAGGTCGGTTCCTTCTCTGATACAGGGACATCGCCTTCCTGGGCCACCGTGAACTGATCGGCCCGCCACACTTCTTTGATGTCGGGTTTGAACCGGCCGTAGTCGTCCGACAACACGGCTGCGGCATCCAACGCCATTCCGAGTTTCAAATCTTTCGTCTCAGCCCTCACGGGGATCGACCGTTCAAACTCGTTCTTCAATCGGCGCGTGTACCACTCCGCTAGCCGTTGGGTGTGGGAACCAATCATTCCACGAATGGTGCGATCCCGGACAGTGGCCCACGCTGGGAGGATGCGAGTGAAGAATGTGGACTTGCCGGAGCCAGGTGGAGCGTTGATGACCACATACTCTTCATACGGAGAGCGTTGCAGTTCCATGATCTGTTCTGTCGCTTCGATCTGCCACGGCATCAAGATCAACCCAAAGTAACGCCGAGCAAAAATCTCAATGTTCTCGAATGCTTCCACCGCCTCTGGCGACAGTAAGGATGCTGGGATGACGGAAGGTTTCCGGGTGTCCTCGTAGGCGGCTTTAGCCAGCCGGCCGATGCTTGACCCGGTGCCGTCCTCGAAATCCTTAGCCGCCCGCTGCGAAACCCCTATCCGGTTGGCTGCCGCATACCGCGACTGGCCTCCGTCCCGGAGTTCCATGAACTTGATCCAGGTGTCAGCAGAAATCGGCCGACCAGATGCCACCTTAGGTGCCGTTCTCAGTCAACCGCCAAGTAGATGGTGAGTGGTTTTCCTCGACCCCTTGCTTCGTAGCAGCGTCGGCGTAGAGGCGCATCATGTGGATGCAGACCTCACCGAACTCTTCCCAAACCTCGTCCTCCTCGAAGGAGGATGGAATCCCATCGTGGGTGGTGCAGACAGGTGGCCCGCAGAACCCTGTCTCAATACCGAAACGCAGCCAATCGTCGAAGGCTTCTATCTCACTGGCGTCGCGTGTCATCGACCCAGCCACCCTCCATCTGAGCGAACCGGGTTTCCGGCTCATCGGTGCCGTAAACCTCGGCGAGGTCCTTCTTCTCGTCCTCGCCGTCAAACAGATCGAACAAACCACCGACAAGCGAACCGACAAAGTTGAACACAGGGTCCCACCCAGCCTGACTCCACTGGTCACGGGTCGGCCTCAGACTCGATCCACTCTTACCCGGCCAGATCGAACGCGAATGATCCACCTCGGCATCGGGGTGACCGATCAGTCTCTCAAACCCCTGACCGATATTGGAGTGGTGTCCGTGCTCCTCTTCAACAGGCACCTCAACAGGAACCGGCCGGCGCTCATGCGGCCGACGCTCAGGAGGCCGGCTCTGTCGTTCAGGACCATCTGGCCGAATCGGCTGACCCGGCGCCACCGGCCAAGTCCCCGGATGCCGAGGACCCATCCCAGGCGGAGTATCCGGAGTAACCGGGATAACCGGAGTAACCGGAGTCGTTCTCGGCGGCTGAGTCGTAGAAACCGGCGGCGGAACAACACGCTGCCCAGGATCACCAGTGAAACCACCATCAGTAGGATCACCAACCGGCGTATCCACCAACGATTGCACATCGCTCTCTAACTGAGATTCGTCAGGAGGCCCAGCCGGCTTATCGTGGAAACCGCCAGCAAACCCGACGATCGCATCCCACCCCACCGGGTCCCGCTCAACATACTGATCCCGGAACTCATCGAATATCTCCGGCGCCTTCTCCGCCAACCACAACGCGAACTCGGAAATATCAGCCCGCCAACTCCGCATCCCCTCCAAGTCAGTGTCGTACCCGCCCTCAGTAACCAAACCGTCAGACGAAACCCGCGACTCCAACCACTCATCAAAAACTTCATCAAGGTCCACCTCGACACCATACACCCGCGCCTGCTATGCTCACTGCACCGACCCCCCACAGTCGGCTTCGCCCTGCCAGCGTCGATCGCCCGTCAGAGGGGCTTCTGCCCCCGTGCCCACAAACACCGAGACACGGGGCAGAGTCAAACGTGGCCGCCACACTCACAGCGGAACCGTGCTGACAACGGACGGAGGGCCCAGGGACGCCCACGCCTACGCACCAAACACCAACCAACCCGCACCCAAACCCCCACACACAAACAAGGCAGCAGGGGGGGGGGGGGGGGGGGGGCGGCGGCGGGGGGGGGCGGGCGGGGGGGGGCGGCCGACAC